ACTGAGATGGTCACCTTATTATCTCTGGTAATCACACTGACGTGATCTGGTTTTGAAACATCAACTTGACTGAGTGCTTCCATGGGATGCATTAGGTGCCTTGAAATAATACCTAGTACTCATGCAAAGACAAGTACTAGGTATAGAGTCTGAGGTCAGGTCACACGCTAAATATGTGGTGTGAACCTAGGATCAGCAAGGAGTTCTGCAATGGAACACGCATCCTCCTCTACTTCTTCCTTGGTGCATCCCTCCCATTCATCCGATTGATTCTCGATGACCTGGCAACCCAGGTCTTCGAGTTGACATGCGAACAGGTTGAAGCTTTGTGCTTCGCCATAGACATGCCAAATACCGGAACCGTAGTCAGAGATTAACGCTACGTGAATGCTCATGATGACAAGAGGTGTGTTGTGGGTTGAGGTTGGTGATATCAATACCTAACAAAGCAGGTACTGATAGTGAAGCAAGGATGATTGCAAGTGCTCCCACTGCAATATCATCCCATCGAGTCTTATTAGACTCGGGATAAGAATCAATGGTCACGAAGAGGTTCCTCCGCAGGCGTACGATCTGTTTCATTGAAGTGATTTGGAATCCCTGGGACTTACACCACACATATTATGTGGATGCCCAGTGATTAGTTGATGAGGTAACGATATGCAAACAACATACCAATGTCATTCCTGATATCGTTAACTACCTTGTAATACTTCTGTCTGTTCTGGTAAATGTAGATGCAACCTTCCCAGAACATCTGGATGATCAACACAATGAGTGCTACCAAGTGGATTGCTACCCACTTACAGTGTTGATGTAAATACTGACGATAGAAGCTACCAACGGCATAACCTGCCTGGTATGTCTTCTTAATCATTGAAGCAATGATGTTCAAACACCACAGCATCGCTGTGATGCTAAAAATTTCTCCACCTAGTGCATACAACTTACTTGCTAGTTGTACTGCGGTGTCAAGGTGGTGGATGAGAGTGAGATAATTCATGGTTCTCCATGTGAATTGATTTGGTTGATGCAGGATGTGAATCCTGCAGAAAACCCACTCACTTACGTAAGTAGGGTTAAGTGCAGGAATCTAGTGGATACAAGATTCGATGTAGTCCATCTCCATGACGATGCAGTAGTTGTAATACTCCTCCATCTCCTGGTGAAGCTCTTTGGTACCAGTAGGCAAACCTTCCATCAATGTACGAGTGTCAATTGCTATCCACTCGTGTGGCCCATCGAAGTTAGGTGTTGCTACTAGGCACCACTTCTCGAAATGGATTTGATCCTCACTGCCGTACCATGTGACACGATACGTTTTCTCAGCCAAGGGTTGATAGATAAGGGGATCCATGAGCTGTAGTTGAATAAATGCCACGGGATTGTGGCAATACCTGGGTAGGGGTTTGAACCCTACCACTCGCCTTAACGAATCAGGTGTCGTAGCCGTTATCTGCACACCACGCAAGGTGGATATGATGTGCAGCAGCAGGCCAGTCGTGCGCTTTGCACTGCTTAGCTGTTGCTTGATCGAGGTGACGAGCACCAATCAAGGCAGCTGGTATACCAACCACTACATTGATAACAACGTAGATAAGGATGGCTTTGTGTGCAGTGGTCACAGGAAACTCCTGTTGTGCGGTGCCCATCTCCGCTGGGGGCAATATCTGACCAGGGGATTTGATCCCCCGGCATCACGCTTGTGGTCAGATGAAATCGTAGTTGTCTTCGTTGCCCATGTAATTAATCAGTTCATCAAATAAATACGTCAGTTGAGAATCATCAACTTCACGTACAAGATCTGAAAACTGAAGCATGAGCTGTTCCAAACGATTAGCCTGATCGATGTTCATTGGTGAAATGCGATTGAATTGTGCTACGTTTAACGTCCAGCTCGACGTAATACCTAACTAAAAACAGTATTAACTCTGGTATAATTCACTGCTTGACGCAGTGAGTAAACAACAAACTGTTCTTTCTGGCGAAAGGTGTAGCGCGGAGATGTCCAATAATGAGCGCAAGTCAGGAAATGCTGACATTTCAAGGGTAAATGCTATGTAAACCCCTGGAAACCAGGGGAAAAGATAACATTCAACCAATGCAAACAGCTGAAAGAACGAAGCTCTTGTCTTCTGCTCTTCTAGTTACGTTCACTTTCCACTCACGTTGCTTTCGCTCGCTAGCTTTAATGCCAAACTTTGACAGATGTTCCTCTGTCTCCTGGCACACTAACGAAGCTTTCACTTCCTTCATTAACTCAACTGGTGTCATTCCGCTAGCGCGGAATACTCCTGGAGCTAACTTAACCTTCTTACCGTCGAAAAGTGCCAAACTTGCTTGGCTGATTCGTTCAGACATCTCTGAAATGCTGATTGTAAACTTGGTCATTGACTTGAATTGGTAAACAACGCCTGCGTTTTACGGATGCGCAGCCCCCGACAACATCTAACCCTTACCCTTTCTTTTTTTCTATACACATCACACGGCATATGGGGTATTACAGAAGCGTCAGAAAATTTTTTATCCTTTTTTGACCTATAAGGAGCCGCCGCCCGCAACAAAGGATGGGTCCCTGGAGCTACGTGACACGAATTAATAATTAAAATTGTCTAAAATACGAATTAATAACGAAAAAGTGTAGTCATACCAAGGGATTTGCCCAACGTTACAGACAAAAAAGCCGGGGTCTTTTTCCCCGGCCTTTAACTAAGTTTTAATTAAGTTCTAAGCAAACTCTCATCTACGGGAATCTTTTGATTTTTTTGCAGCAACAGCTGCTTCAAAATAAGATTCTTTATCAGGACGTTGCTTTACTAGCTCTTCGCGTGCGCCAGAGATAAAATTACGTACATCAATCTCATCACCACCGCGATCTGCAAGCTTTTTCGCTTCATTTTCAATTGCTTCTAACGCAATAATGCGCTCAGCCCGGTTCTTTGGGTTCATCGTAACGCAATCTACTGATATTTCTTGTGTTATTACTACTTTACCGCATATCTTTTTGCGTTATTGCCTTAAAATACAGATATCAGGTTAATCGATAGCAAATAATCTACTCATGGCCTTATCTCCTGCTGATTTTGCTGCATATAGTCGTGCTACTGGTGCTCCATACCCAGAATCACCGCAGGAACGGGCCGAATTAGCTCCTGAGGTACTTGCATTCCGCCGCGGGCAACTTGCGCAACCGGAACAACAGTCAAATCTTCCTGCAATCCTTGGCGGTACGGTATTAGGCCTTGGTGCATTAGGTGCTGCACTCGCAGGAACAAGAAGATTTGCCCGTGGTACCAAGACCCAAAGTACACCTCAACGTGATTTAGGTATCGTTCGTCAGGCGGCCACTGGTCGGACTTCTGGTACTACTGCGCCTAGGACACCTGCGCCGCCCACCCCCGGCACCCCACCCTCTAGTGAGGGCGTAGCGCCTTCAAGAGTAGCTGCAATCCCACAGGCAACGGTTGATTTAACAACAATTAAACAACAAGAGCAGCCTAATGTGATTAAGCAACAGGTAGAGGCAAATGATACTGGCATTGATCAAATTAATCAAAAACAAATACAAACACCTGCGCAAAGACAAGTAAATGGCTTTACTGCTTTTAGTCAACAAGCAGATAAAATTTCTGCTCAAGTAGCAGCACAGAAGGCTGCACAGGATGCATTAGCTGTTCAAAAAAGTAAATCACCTGTTGATGCAAAATCTCTTCAAAACTTGGGTCCTAAGTATGGTTTAGGACAAGATGAAATTTTTGAAAGGATTATGGCTTCAGCCAGTGATTATAAACCTGGCTCAATGAAACCATTAACTGAATTAGATAGAGCTGCCTTACTTGATCCACAGGTTCCTACGTCTGCTGTGCAGGATTTACTTGGCACCAACTTAACAGAACGCGGCGGCAGAGTTGGACGTAACCTTGATTATGAAGCAATGGCAGAAGGCGGTGGTATTACAGAAAGAGAACCTGGAGTTTTTATTGGGGAAGAAGGTAGTGACGTACTTGCTTACAATCCTCGTACGGGTCAATACGAAGCCGACTACTCTAATGATATTGACTTAGAAACTACAAATATGCTTGGTGGCCGTGGTTCTGATTATGAACGAAATGCTGCTGATTATGGAGATGTAGAAGGACCAGGTGGTTTCGTTTCTACTAGAGGTTTTAAAGAAAGAACTAATACGGGATCTACAATTGTCCCTGGTGAAGTACAAGAGGCAAGTGCCTTTGCATCTGGGTCAGAGCGCCAAGAACGTAGCATTGATCGCGTTATTCCTGCAAGGGAAACTTTAGAAGGTGATCCTTCTTCCGGTTTAGTTTTTGATCCAACAACAGGCCGAGCAATGTTAGTTGGCACAGGCCAACGAAATAAGCAAGAACAACTCAATCTTGCAGGCAAACCTATTCGCGTAGTTGATGCAAGTACAGGACGCGCTAGAACCCTTGGTCAATACCAAGGAAAAATTACTGTTGATGATCCAAGTTATGACCCTACCAGTGGCGGCAATATTATTGGCAGGTATCAACCTGCCACTAGTGAACCATCTCCTAAAATTACTACACAACCTGTGACCGCATTTCTTAGTGCAAAGGAAAGATTAATACAAGATGAAAAAGGTAACTGGTATGTCAATCAACGCAAGACAAAAAATGTAGGCGAAGAAGCGCTAACGGCGTTAGTTGGAAGTAATCCTTATCCGCAAGAGATTAGCCTCGATAGAAAAGAAGTAAATAATGTTTTGCAAGATGCAAAAAATCTTTGGAACGCTACAAAAAAAGAAACTGATACAAATGCGTTAGATTTTCAAACTTATTTAATTGATAGTCTTGATGGTTATTTACAAAAAACAAAAGGAATTAAATTAACAGTATTACAGCCAGGTGAGAAAGGGCGTCTTTCTTCTGCCGCATTTGACTTCATCAAAGAAGTTCAACCTGGCTTAAAAGAAACCAACTTATACGTTCTTCCTGCTAAAACAAATCCTGAAGGAAGACCACTTGTGAGTAGAACAACTTCACGCCGAGGCCAGGTAAGAGAAACACCTCTTATTGCCGAAGGGTATGAAGAAATGCAAGCAGTACCACTACCTGGTAAAACCAGGGTTTCTGGCGCAGGCGCCATCTCGGCACAAGAGGTTGATACTTCTACTTATGAAGGTAATCCCACCTTCTTCTCTCCTCGGATTGAAACAGCGCCTCAAAGGCGCGTAATGCAACAGGGACAATCTTTTGGTATCCCAGCTTCTTCAATGATTGGAGCAACATCAAATCCAATAGGAGTACTTGCATCCCCCCTGGTAGCTGGGACACCCACTGGTAATTTAATGTCTATCTTGCGTGGTCAGATGGAAACAAAACCAGTTGGTTACAAAGTAAAATCACCTGGTTCATTTGCACGTACACAAAATCCTTATACAGGCGCAGCTGCTCCAGCAATGGGTCCTGCTTCTCGGGTGTTGTCTGGAAATTATCAATACCCACAGCAACAACTACAATTTAATTTAGGAGGACAAACTCGCTATGTTTCAGAGGTTCCTTCTGCTTATGTACCACCTCCGCAACAATTAGAAATTGAAGGAGCTTCTGGTTTTTCTGCTCGTCAACGTCAATCTCCTGCTGACATAGCAGCTACTCAACTTGAGGATTACATGAGTAAACTTCAAAGAGGTCGCTCTACACCTCTTACCTCTCAAGCCGTTATTCAACCACGTCTTTTCTGATCATGGCTGATAAAAAGAAAAAGAAAGATAAAAAGTGGATTCAAGGCATGGAGATGAAGGAAGGCGCCTTCACCGCTAAAGCCAAACGTAAAGGGATTACCACTTCCCAGTTACAAGAAAATGTACTATCAAATCCTGATAAGTATGATGATAAAACTGTGAAACAAGCACGGTTACGCAAAACACTGGTAGGGTTAAAGCAACGTAAGAAAGCTAAAGAAAATGGCTAAAGATCATCGGCTTGCATTAGATCGTTACATTGATTTCACTAAGGATCCTTTTATCAAAAAAAGGAACGTTAATTTCAATGACTCCTTTGCAGTTAAAGCATCTACTGGTGCACCACCCTGGGTACCAAGCCGATTTGAACAATCTGATTTATTAAATCGTTTACAAACACGTAAGTTAAAACATAACCCCTCCCTTCAATTCGTTGGTGATGTACCAGAGGAGTATGAAGCTTTTGCTAATATCGGTCGCTTTGTTCGTAAGGAAAGCTATGACTTTAACGAAGGCCGTGCATTAACTCCTTTACGACCAGAGGATCAACCTGGCTTCTCTCCCGTTTGGGTGGAAGCATATCGCATTAGTCCGACCGTAGCTCCTGATAAGAGGAGTTCAAGTCCGATGCCACGTATGCGTAATCCCGATCCTAAGGGTTACATGATGGCTGCAGCAGAGAAGCGTGCATTAAACGAAGCAGAGGGTAATCAATCTGTTGCTTCTCTTCTTGACGAAAAACCAAAAGATGGTGAAGACATCAAAAAAGATGAGGAAGCCTAACGGCTTATAATACTAATAAAAGATAAATATCATGGGTAAAGGTAAGTTATTTGCAAGTTTACTTAATGCGGCAAAAAGTTCTGCAGGCCCTGCCTTAACCAGTGGTGCCCTTACGGGTGGACTTTCTTTATTAACAGGATCTAGTCCGTTAGCTGCTTTAGGTTATGGCTTGGCCGATACCCTTGCTTCCGGTGCCTCTGTTGCTGGAGTCAGAGCATTACGCCCTGGTTCTTACTCATCTAAAAAAGTAAGAAATCTAGATACTGGCAAGATTGAAACGATTAATAAAACTAGTCGTGCAGAAACGCCCGTCAACATCCTCGCTTCTATTGGCACTGGTGCACTGGCATCAAATGTATTAGAACCTTCTCAAAGCCTGCAGATTGCTCAACAAGTTGAACAGCGTTCTTTAATGAACAGGCTTCCGTTGTATGACCAGGAGATGATGCTATCCCCTGGTACGCAATACCAGATGGCTGGGTTACCTACACAGGAAAGTTTTCAACAATTATTAAATGATCAATTGTCAAGTGCAATGTCACCTAATACCAGCTGGATGGATTATTTAAATCCACAAGATCGTCAGTTAATTCAACAAGCACTTGGGTGATCAACATGTTTCAACAATTTCAAAACTTATTAACTGACCTAAAAACTGGCGCACGTAAAAGCGCAGAAGCAAGTAAAGCTGCTTATAACGCACCAAAAGGCGAGTACTATCCAAGCGTCTTAAAGATGCGTGGGTTGTATCAAGATGAATTAAATAAACTTGGTGTCAGCTTAAAAGAAACGCCAGTACAAGCAGTTGGCGCTGCTGGTGCAAGATTACTTACCGACTTAACAAACGATGGAACGCGTGGTATCTATTGGCGTTATAACCATCCCCTAGCAATTCTTGGTGCAGGTGCTGAACTTGCTATTGGTAAAGAAGCTTATAGAGAACTTGGTCCCACTAAAACTGGATTAATTGGCGCAGCAATCTCTGTACCAGCAACTGCATTGGCTGGTGCATATGACATCACTAATCCAGGTGAAATGTTTAGGCCAAAGGGTTATGCGCAGAGTTATGCTGAACCTGGATCAGAAGATCGAAGGGAAACAACTCAACCTGTGCCAGAGTTATTTGAGCGGTTCTTCCTGGGACGTACTGGTAGACCCTTGAAGTATGAAACGGCAAAACAAGATATTCCTTCTTTGACGCCTGAGCGTTACGGTAACTATCTAAGAAACTATTATCAGGATAAAGGCATTCTTGCTGGTTTAGTTAAAGGAACATCTGAAAACTTAGAAGGTGTACCAGAGGCAAGGGTTGTTGGCTATCCTGTAACTATTCCTTCTGTTACTACAGCGGTTGGCGGTATTGCTGGCGCAGCTGCAGGTATACGTAGTGCACCAATACTTAAGCAATCATTCCGTCGTGGTTTAGCAGGCGCTGTACTTGGTGGTGGTGCAGGTGTAATTGCAGGTAATATTGCAAATGCAACGCTAGCAGCTAAACCAGTAGAGCAAAAGTTACCAACAACTGCTCAATATGAAATGATGCAATGATAGAATTTGTTTATAGAAAGTTAGAATGTAATGGCACGTGAACGCATGCCGCAAGGCGGCCAATTAGCTGTATACGATCTTCCAACAGCGGTCCAAGGTGCCTTTCGGGATCCACGTGCTGCTGCTTCGTATTACCAGCAACCTTTACAAACAGCTAGAATAGGTGCGCAAGATTTTTTAAATAAATACGGAAGAGGTGCTTTAATGGCTGGTGCTGCTTTACCAGCTGTAGGCACTTCACTTGAAGAACTACAAGAAGGACGTCCATTAGGTGCTGTAGCGGCACTTGCACCAGCTGGTCTATCTACCTTGGGTGCTGGCATGATTGGCCGTACGGGTCAGGCCATGATTGGCAAAGGAGGTCTTGCTGGCACTGCATTCGGCCTTGGACTCATGGGTCTTGGCGCTATTCTTCCAGGTGCTACCGCTAAAGGCGCTGAAGCTGTACGCCAAAAAGTTACAGGTGAACCAACAACTGGTGGCGAAAGTTTAAATACTGAGATTGCAAAAGCACGTAAACTTGCAAGGCTTGAAAATGAGCTTGCGCAAGATCGCATGACTACTTACGTCAGTGGAACCATTGATCTTGAAAAAGCATTTAGTGATCAACAGTTTACTAATCTCCAAAGGAATATTCCCTTAATTAATAAACTTAACGATGCAGCCTTGGTGCGTCAGCAAGCCCTACTTAATACACAAAATCAGGCTTATCTCCAGCAGGGCATGCTTGCAAATGCAGGCGCACTTGCCCGTGGAGCCCAAGCCGAAACAGGCGCAACTGTACGGACTGCTTTAACTAGTAACCCGTACTCAAATGTTGTAATGCAAGCCCCTCAAATTAGGTTTGGTTGATTATGGCAGGATTAGTTTCTCAAGGCCCGCTTATCCGGGAGCAAGTATTTAGAAATCCCTATCTCAACAGGGGTGTTTCTTTTGGTGAATTAGTGGACTTTCCATCTTTTCCACAAACTCGTACACCTGGCATTTTACCTGAACAAGGTACTTTGGCAGGTAGTTACATGGACGTACTAGGCAAGTATGGCCTAGAAGATGATACCGAAGCCAAACGTGATTTACTTAATATTTCTCTTTTTGGTGATTTAATGAAAAATCAAAAACAAAGTCCAGAAGAAATTAAAGAAATATTAGGGGCAGTTAGCGACTTCCGCAGGGCAGAAGGTGCAGAATTAGCAAAAGCTGCGGTTGGTCAAAACTTGGCCGCTCAGGGTATTGCCTCCCTTGGTAAAATGGGGGAAGCTGTAAATAGATTTAGAGAGATTCCTTTATTAGCGCTTGCGGGTCAAATGCAACAGCTGCCAACAACTTTTGGTAATTACGGCAGCCAGCGCCCAGCGTTTGGTTCTAGTATTCGTAGAAGTTTAGAGGAGGCTTGATCATGGCGGCACCATTAGCGGCTGCAAGTTTTTTAGCGCCAACTACAAATGCTTTTGCCTTAGGTACCGGTGCAGCCGCAGGTGCTACAGGTGCAGCAGGTGGCCTAGCTGGTTTAGGCGCAGCTTTGGGCGGTCCAATTGGCTGGGCAGGATTAGGTTTAACCGCCCTTGGTACTGCAGGGCAATTATTTGGTGGTTCTCGTGCTGCTAGTGCAGCCCGTGAACAAATGGAGAAAGATAGGGAATATGCATTTGGTACCCAGCTTTTTGCACAGGAGTTTCCTCGTTATCTTGATTTCAAAGACACTAAGCGTGAAATTGCTTTAATGAATTCTCCTGCTTACAAACAAGCAAGAGGCTTTGAAGGAAGGATGGATACGTTTGATAAGATGGCAGGTAAATACGGCCCTGCAATGGCACGACTTACTTCTGGTTCTTTCTACGGGTAATTAAAATGTATAGGGACGAACGACTTATCTTTGGTGCATTAGGCCAACAGGCTGATGCTAATTTAAGACCTTTTCTTAGAAACTTAAAAGCTGATATCAAAAGTGGAGTGGTAACTCCACAATTTGCTGTTAGTGAGTTACGTGCGCGAGGAGATGTAACTGATTGGAAAGCAAATCGGATTGAAAAGGCAGCGCGTAAACTTGCGCGTCAAAAAACAAGAGCTATTAAACCAGGACGTTACAAATCTTTTGATGCCTTACTTGATACTGGCTACGAAACGCTACTAGGACGTTCACCAACCTTTGAGGAAAAAGAAAGCTTTAAGAGGCTTGCTGGTGCACGGCGCATTGATTCAGGTGATCCAGGTGCATTCCAAGCTTTTTTAAGTGATACTCTTATGGCATCACCTGAAGGCATGGGTAAAATTAAAACAGAGCAAGATTATGCCTTTGAGAGGTTATATGGACCCATGGGGCGCGATCAAGAGGGTTATCTCAAGCGTGGCACCTTTAAATTTGACACTGGAGCCATGACTCAAATTGCAAATGCAATGAATGCTGCAATAGGTAATTAACCTAGAATAGTTTAATTAACAGGAGTAGAAATGGCCGGAAGAGGTATAGGTAAAGCCTTAAGAGACGTGGGTAAGCAGCTTGGTGCTGCAGAAATTAATCGCATTGCGAAAGAGTTAAACGTTCCGATTTCTGATGTTTATGACAAAGCGTTAAGCCAAAATATAAATCTTTCACAAAAAGTTGAACAGAATGCGGCAGCTGATAAATACGTACCAACTCCTGTAGAGCCAATTCAGGATACATCTTCTACTACAGGAGGAGGTGGAGGTGGCAGTAACCTTGGAGGAGCTAATGCCACTGGTGTGGATGCAACTATACCTACAGCAGAGGCGGCAGCTACTGTTGCAGAGTGGACATCGCGTAAAGCAATTGCACAATTACAGGAAGATAGTGCAACCGAACGTTTAAAGTACGAAGTTGATAACCGTATCCCTTTAACAGAAGCTGAATATAAGGGAAAGATTGATTTACAGAAGATTGTTAATGCAGGTAATAGAAGAGTTGCCAACATCCAACGTGGCTCCCAAATGTTTGCAAGCATGATGGGTGCATTTAATTTTTAAGTTAGATGCATTAAAATTAATCTGTAGAGCTTGTAATTTTTATGTCTTACTCTATTAACCTTCCTCAGGCAGCCAATCGCCAACGTGCTTCCCTTGGGCAACTTCGTGCACAGGGCCTGGACGACGCAGAGGCAAAACAACTTCTTGGCCAACAGGCAGAGCGTGAATACGGCGGTGGTATGAGCCGTGCCGAACTGCAGGATTTTGAAACTCTCCTTGGCCGCCTGGAAGGTTCCAAGATGCGTCAGGCTGCTCAATCGAACCGTGCACGTCAGCGCGACACCTTTGCCGCAGGTCTTGCTGGCATGATGGGCAATTTCTGATCTAAAATAAATCAATAGCTCTACGTAGATAATGCCAGTAGATAATAAAGATTCAGGTGCAGAATTTGATCTAAATCGTTATCGGCAAGCAGCTGATGTTGCTTACCGTTACGCTAAAGATAAAATTAACCGTGAACGATCTACTGGCACTACGAGCAGCAAAGATCCTTTTGGTGAAGAACCCAAAAAGAAAACAGATAAACAGAAGGAAAATTAACCATGCAAGAAGAGCCGTTTTATTTTGAAAGCGCGGAAAATCCTGATCCGTATGATTTATTCTTCGATGAGGATAAAGCGCGTAAAGCTGCTTCAGCTGTTAAGATCTTCCAAGATGTATCTGTTGGCTCATCTAAAGAAAAGATGAGGGAAGCTGGTACCCAAGAAAGGGAAACTATTGGTAAATCAGGTGAAGAACAAAGAAAGTCTGCAGAGCAAGCACAGCGTTTCGGCGAAAGCGACGAAGCCCGTGACTACAGCCAAGCACAACGAGCATATCGATATTGAGATATTTGATCGTTGGCTAGACAATTTAGATTCACCTACTGAAGAAGCATTTAAATCTTTCTGTGCAGAGAACTTCTCTGTAATTGAATGTTATCTTTATGCCAGGTTTTTGCGTTACAACGGAAGCATCACTGGTTGTGACCACTGGTTAAATAAAAATTATCCAAAACCTGACCATAGGAAGGTTTTGTTGTATGAAATTGATGAGATGCAAGAAGACATCCGTAAGCTAAGGCAGGATGTTGATAATGGTCTTGTCAAACGTGATGCTGGTGTAGCACGTATTGCATCAATGCAAAAAGAATTACGTGGCACTATTGCTCAAGTTGAGCTTTCTACTTCTATCAAGGATAGAAAAGGTTTATTGATGGCTGGTGCTGATCGTGCCATCCGTGAACTAATTACTATCTTCAAAGATGATCCAATTGAAATTCCATTGGAAGAAGCATCAATGAGTGTTTGGTCCCACATGCAGTTAGAAGAATAATTCACGTAGACTGTTAACATGAGAAAACCACCTCCGCAACCTCCCGAATATGGAGAAAATATTGCCGGACGTTTATTCGAAGTTGTTCGTCAATTAAATAAAAACCGCGAACAATCGGCTGGTATCAAGAAACCTACTCCTCTTGATCCCAAGGTTTCTCGTGGTCAAGAGGTAATGAATGCCTTATTAGATAACAAAGAAAATGAGCAAGAACAAAATGCCACCCCAGCTTCTGGAGTACTTCAAAAAGAAGGAGGCCAAGAAAGAGGACGGCAGCGAGATGTCGGACAAGGAGAAGCGGAAGGCCGCTTTAGAGAAAGCGAAGAAGTACAAGGAGCAGAAGAAGAATCGCAAGGGCAAGGACGAGAAAGAGGACGAGGACGACGAATGAGTTAGTATTTATTTATAACGAATGAATACTAACTGTGCCTGCTTATCAACATCTTGCTTATAGACGTAATGCACAAGCTGCTGCACGCAGGCAACAAATTAGAGTTCCACGAAACCTTGAATCCCTGGAAAAAGCAAGGGATGATTTTGGTTTCTTTTGTGAGTATGTAGCAGATAAACCGCCTGCCGAGCATCATAAAGAATGGCATCGGCACTTTGTAACGCAAGAAGATAGTAGTTGTTTAGTAAAGATTGCTGGACCAAATATTGATCTATTGGCTCCACGAGGTTCAGCTAAATCAACCATCCTTGGATTATTTACTGCATGGGCCATTGGTGTACACACCATGGCAAAGAAACCGCTACAAATTCTTTACCTTTCTTATACGGTTGATATTGCTCGTTCCAAGTCAGCAACCATCAAACGAATCATTGAAAGCAAAAGATATCAAGAAGTTTTTCCCAAAGTACGCCTTCTCAAAAACGTAACCAGTAACGAGTACTGGTCTATTGACCATAAGTTTGCTGGTATTGATACCACAGGTGAAGAGCAATTTACTTTATGCGCAGCGGGCCTCAAAGGTTCGGTGACATCAAAACGTTCTCACCTGGTAATCATTGATGACGCAATTAAATCAGCCGCTGATATTGCTAATCCAGATATCCGTAAACAGATGCAGGATAACTGGAATGCAGTGATTGCACCAACCATGTTTGAAGGAGCACGTGCCATCTGCCTTGGTACACGCTTCCGACATGATGATATTCATTCAACTACTTTTAATCCACAAAACAATTGGATGCAGATCGTCTTATCTGCAATCCTTACTGATCCCAAAACAGGGGATGAAGTTTCATACTGGCCAGATATGTGGTCGTTGGATTATTTAAAGGAAAAGAAACGACAAGCACCTATTGCTTTTTCTTTCCAGTACATGAATCAAATCGTCAGGCAAAATGAATTGTCCCTGGCGCCAGAACTTATTGTTAAAGCTGAGATCTCTACGGAGTTTGACACGCTTGCTGTAGGGGTTGACCTATCAGCTGGTACAAAAGAGAAAAATGACTATACCGTTATGGTTTTGGGTGGTCGCATCGAGGATCGCATTCACGTTATTGATTACCGCAGATTGCGAGTAATGGGTAACCTTGAAAAACTTGATTCCCTCAAGGAACTACTTAATGATTGGTCCATCCTTGGACGCGATGAACAAGGTAATTATTTTCCTACTTATTCCACCTGTGATATTTACTCAGAAGCTGTACAGTACCAGGCATCACTGGAGGCCGACTTCAAACGCGTTTGTTTAAACAATGAAAATCTTTATAACTTAAATTGGCATCCTGTCAAAGGATTCCGTGCAGATAAGTTGGCACGTTTCCGTGGTTGCATGGGTTTGTTTGAAGATCGCAAGATTATCTTCAATCGTTACCGCAACTTCACTGCAATGTTTGAAGAGCTTACCAACTTTGGTGTTAGCAGTCATGATGACTGTGTTGATGCGTTGGTTTGGATGATTAACGGATTAATGCGAAAAGGTAAGCTTCAAGTTGATTACTAACTTTTAGAATAGAAAAAAATACCAATATTATTGTGGGACCTGAATATATTGCAATCGGCATTACAGCTGTTGTTTCTGCTGTAACTGGCGGTGGATGGATGGCAACTAAAATACTTGGCCGTCAATCAGAACAGATCCAACAAGTATTTAATTATGTCGGCTCGCAAAAAAGAAGGATTGATATTTTGGAAAACGACGTGAAGCGTATGCCCCTGGAATACGTATTAAAAGTTGATTTTCTTAGAGAAATCCAACAGATGCATGACAATCTTAGTCAAATCAACACAAAGCTTGATAAACTAATTGAAAAACTACTGGAAGTAAAATGACTTACGTCATCGAAGTACAAGAAGATGATAACGGTGATTGTTTCATCACGCTTCCCGATGAGGTATTAGAAGACCTTGGCTGGCAAGAAGGCGATGTTTTAAATTATGATTTCCGTGGTGAGGGGATTGTCATTACTAAATTGAATGACATCAATGCATATGAAGTTATAGAGGATTAGAATAAAAAAATTGGAGATGATTGAAAATGCGTTTTAGTGGATATCAAAATGTGCCGGGTGCTCCAGGGCAAGTAGCATACCCTGGCATGAACCCAATGATGATGGCTGGTAATCCTAGCTTTGATATCAACCGTGGCGCAGGTGCCCTTGGTGGACGCTCTGGTGAGCAGCTGAAAAGATTATATGAAGGCGGCACACAACAAAATCAACAACTAAATGAAGAACTACGTCGCCGTGGAATCATGCGCGGAGGACCGCAACTTCCTTTAGCTTTTGGCATGGGTGGCATGGCACCTATGGGCAACGCTGGT